AAAGGAGGCAGCCAATTTGTTGAGCATCTCGCCTGTATCGCTCGACAGGCTTGTTCAAAGAGGACTACTGAAGCCGTGCCGCGCGTTGCGCCGGCCGCTGTTCACAGAAGCCGAACTTCTTCGCTTTCTGGGGGACACAAAATGAGTCCACCAGAAAAAGAGGCCCGATTCGTGAGATCGGGCGGGACCAGGAAGCGTCTTAGATCAAAGTTAGGACAACCCGACCGCCTCACGCAAGCACGTTTTGGAGGCGGGCGATGAACGCTAATGAAAGCGATGATCGTCGCTGCCCAGGTTGTTTGCAGAAAGTAACGAACCAAAACCTCGGTGGCCACTCCGGCAAAAGTGCGCTGTCTGGAATCCTGTTTTGTAAGACGTGCGTGCAGCCGGACCTTCCCGCAATCCAAACAGCGATGGCGCCGGAAGTCAGAAACATTCTCGATGAGTTTGCCAGGCTTGATCGACTTTTAAGGTGTTCGTCGGCAGCAGTGCGAAGATTGCGGTTGGAACCTCACGTTGTCGCGCGTCAGGCCAGGCTTGTATTGCTGGCTCGGGAGTACGTTCGCGACTGCACAGTCCTGGCGCATCGGCTTAACCGGATGGCAATGTCATGGCGTTAAGCGACGACATTAAAGCTGCCCTGCCGATCATTGAAGAGTTTCGGAGCGCCGGCTGCGAGCTGCGAAGAATCGGATCGCGCTTCTTTTGCCTCTGCCCGTTTCACCAGGAGAAAACTCCATCTTGCCACGTCAGTCCTGACAGCGGCCGGTTTTTTTGTTTCGGCTGTGGGGAAGGAGGAACAATAATCGATTTTCATGCGCGGAAGCGTGGGATCACCCCAGCGGAAGCGATCACGGAATTGTCGCTGCGTCTTCGCATTCCAGCGACTGCGGACGGCAACGGAAGTAGTCAGCCTGCGAAGGCTAAGCGGCTGCCGCAGCAGCAGACTCGCCCTCGTGTATTGCCGAAGTTGCCAGAGATGCACAACGGAAGCGCGGCGGAATTCGTGCGGTTGTCTGAATGCCGCCGTGTGTCTGTCGAGGCGTTGCAATTGGCGAGTAGACGCGGCCTTCTTTGGTTTTGCGATATGACTGACGGTCCTGACATTGTGCGCGCGTGGATCATCACCGATCGTAAGCGAAAGAACGCTCAGTCGCGACGCTTGGACGGCCAGCGATGGCACCACTCTTGGGATGCGGAAGCGCGACGATGGGTTGAGGTCGAACCGGAGCGACGTAGAAAAGTTCGCGGCTTCACCGGCAATCAAGCGAGCTGGCCGGTTGGCATCGAAGAAGCGCAACGCTTCGATAGCATCGCGATTCTTGAAGGCGTCGATCTACTCGCGGCGTTTCACTTTCTCATTGCCGAGGGTCGTGAAAATGCGGTCGGTCCGGTGGCAATCCTCGGTGCTAGCAATCGCATTCCGGTCGATGTGCTGACATTCTTCGCCGGCAAGCGAGTCCGAATGTTCCCGCACATTGACACGAATCGTGCGGGCCTTCGTGCTGCTGCGAATTGGGAAGCGCAGCTTTTACCCATCGTGAAGCGTGTTGACGCCTTTGACTTCACCGGACTTGTCCAAAACACCGGCCAGCCGGTGAAGGATTTGACCGACCTAACGAGCGTTTCTTACGACTGCATGGAGGCTGAGCGCGCCGTGTTCTCCATCATGAATTTTTAGTTCAATGAAAAACCGAACATTTTCCCCGTCGCAACGTACGGCCTCAAACGCCGTGGTGAAAGATGCAGCCACGATTCAGCGAGAGTTGAAACAACGAACGCTGCGCGACGGCGTTTCGGACGGTCAATCGCCTAGTGCTATTGCTTTTAATCCCGGCCCATTCCCTCTGGACGCATTGAATGAAACGATGCGAGCTATAGCAGTGGAGACAGCAGAGGTTCATCAAATCCCAATCGAACTCACGGCCATCGCTGCTCTAGCAACGCTGTCTGGAGCGTTGGGAACATCGCGCGAAGTGACGGGCGCGGTCAATGGTAAGCGGAGCTTCGGGAATATTTACACAATCGTTGCGGCTCCGAAATCAACCGGGAAGGGCGCGACTGGAGGTATAACGGCGCCGCTGATCAAAGCGTCTCGGGAAATGATGACCGAATTTGCTCAAGAAACTTTGCCCAGATTGAAGGTCCAAAAGAAGGAACTCGAGCGCGAGTCGAAGGATCTTCACGATGAGCTTTCAAAAGCGAAGACGCCACCGGCAAAAAAAGAGTCCATCAGGAACCAGCTGGAGCGGAATCAGCGGACCATTGAGCAGATAGAACCTCTCCTCATAGGCGATCCGTCGTACTGGATCAGTAACGCGACGAGCGAGGCAATGGCAATTCAGTTCGCTCGAAACAACTCATCGCTGTTCGCCTACAGCCTCGAAGCCGGCGAAGTCGTTCGCGTGATGATGGGAAAGTATAACGACAAGAGCAAAGGCGATAAGGGCGACTTCGATTTATACTTGTCCGGCTATTCAGTCGAGCCGTACCGGGTGAACCGCGTCAACCGCGTACCGATTGAAATTAACCCGTGCTTATCGGTGCTGTTCTTCTGTCAGCCATCGGTTTTGCGTGAGGTGATCACAAATGAGGAAGCGTTCGAGCGCGGACTGACTGCAAGAATTTTGCCGGTCATTATCGAGCCTGAGCTGCGCGAAGACGATGGGCAAAGCCGCGAGATTGCCGAGTCAACGAACGAGCAATGGGAGAATATGGTTCGATCCATCCTCTCCATGCGTGGCAGTCCAGATAAGCCTAACGAAACCAAACCTCTTCTTTGCTCATTCGAGGCCCGGGAAGTATTTCGGGCTTACCACAATGAAAGCATCCGTCTGCGAAATGGGGAATACAGAGACATCGAAGGCGAGCTTGGCCGGTGGCGGGAAAACGCGATACGCCTAGCTGTTGGGCAATGCATCGCGGACGACCTGTCTGCTACAAGAATCTCGGAAGAGCAGGCGGTTCGTGCCGTGAGATTGGCTCGCTGGTTCGCTTATTCAGCTTTGAACATTATGAATGCTGGTCGGATGGAACGACGGCTCTCACGATTGAATAAACTGGTAACGATTCTCGGCGATTACCGCGGCACGCAGACGCTGCGCGAGCTGGAACGCAGACACTGCTTTTCCCATCAAGAGGTAAAGCAGTTGGCAATCGATTTCCCGGATCGTCTGCGATGTGACAGGAATCAGGAGACCGGCGGCCGACCGACAGAGAGCATTTCGATAGTTCGGAACCGATGAAATTTTACATCTGCTATGGCCTGCAAAACCTGCAAAAGCCTTCGTTTTGCTGTCTGGAAGGGGAAATGAATTGACCGCGTGCTCCTCACATGTTCCGCGTGAAGGGATGTCAACTCGCAGTGAACGCAAGCGCACGCCCGAGCGGCTCGCTGCGATCTGTAAAATGGTTCAAAAGGGATTGACTATGCGGCATGCCGCGGAACGGCTGCATGTACACCACTCCACGGTGAACCAGTGGAGAAAAGAGTTGCCGGACTTCGACGCCGCGCTTGCTGCTGCTGAAGCTGCTTTCATCGAAGAGCAGATTGCGAACATCCGCGCTGCCGCGAAAACCAGTTGGCAAGCGTCCGCCTGGCTGCTAGAAAGAAAATGGCCAGCGTTCTTTAGTCAGCCACAGGTTCAACTGCATCATGGCGTGGTAAAAGTGGAGTTCGAAGACTTCGGCGGTATGCTGAAGACAATTCACGACTCGCCGGAAGCGCTGCGAGCTCTGCAATCGATGACTGGATCGTTCAGAAGGTTGGCGATCGAGGCTGAGATTGTGGCGCCGAACCCAAGTTCCCAAACGAGCGAACAGGACTCGCAATGATGCGACCACCTGGAGGATGCGCCAGTTTGAGCGAGGATGAGAAGTCGTCGATTAGCGCGGAGCAATACCGCACGCTGGTTCGGGCCCGGCCCGCGGTCTGGCTCGAGACGCACGGTCACATCCGAGATGTGAACGGCAAGGACTGTAAGCCCAAAGTAAACGTGCTGCAGCGTCGCATTGAATCGCTCTACGTGTCCGCGCTCCTGAAGGGCAAACCCCTACGTTCGATCGGGCTCAAGCCACGTAAGCGCGGTTACTCAACGATGGTAGCGGCCATCCAGCACTCGCAGATCAACAATTTTCAGCACGAAGGCGTGATCATCGGCAACAAGCTGGACACGTCAGACACGGTTTACCGGATGATGGTTTATTACGCACAGACCGATGAGTTCAAGGGCAAGTGGGGCAGCAACTTCACGGCGACGACAGAGCGACTAACGTACGATCACGGTGGGCGCGTGATCCAGGACACGGCGAAAAACGGCGATTCGATTCGCGGCATGACGCCGCAGTTCATTCACGGCACCGAAGTCGGTTATTGGGAGAACGCCGAGGAAGTCATGGTCGCGCTCCTCAACGCCATACCGGACTCGGGATTTAACTGTGTGTTTTTGGAGTCAACACCTAACGGGGCCAACGGCACATTTTTCGACACCTGGCAGAAAGCGCGGTGGCCGACGGATGAGGAATGTCCGCAAGGGCAGGAAGGATACTGGAAACAATGGGCGAGCCTGAGTCCGAACCAGGAAGCCGAGGCTGGCGGGTTAGAGCAATTTGCTTACGTGCGCGTGTTCGCGGCGTGGTACGAATTTGATGATGCGCGCGTTGTGCTTAATGAGTCGGAGAAGCGCGAGATCGAATCGAGTCTTGACGCAGCCTCGTGGTATCAAGGAGAGCGGCAACTGATCGAACTCTACGGTAACCAGGGGCCGAAAGGGCTGCGCTTAGGAAAGGAAGCTATCGCCTGCGACGTATGGGAACAACTGGCGTGGCGCCGAATGACGATTAAAGGCAAATGCGGCGGCAACCCGAGAATCTTCGATCAGGAATATCCCAAAGACCCTCGCAGCGGGTTCTTGTCATCGGGCAATCCGGTGTTCGATGAGGACTCGCTGACCCACCTGCAAATCTTGTCGCGCGTGCCGTGTGCGTACGGACAACTGAATGAGTCCGAGGGCCGGGCATCGTGGATCCCGTGCTCGGAAGAGAGCGCGAACTTCTGGCGATGGGAACAACCGCGGCAAGGGTGCTCGTACCTGCTCGTGGCCGATCTGGCAGAAGGCGAGGATCAGACCAAGGGCGACGACCCCGACCGGCACAGCGTTCTCGTGTTGCGTAGGGCCTACATTGAGAAGGACGGGACGGAACATCGGATGAAACTTGTGGCCCGAATTCGTCCCCCGAACCGGATGCCGATGTACGCGCTGATCGATTTAGTGTGGTTGCTTTACCTTCATTATGGACGGTGCGAAGTGATCCCCGAGATGAATAATTCTGGGGCAGCGTTCATCCTTGGAGCGCGGGCCAAAGGAATGCACATCTGGCAACGGAAAGACATTGACCCGCACAGCGGTAAAAGGCAGCAACGCGACGGCTGGCGCACAACCGACACGCGGGAGTACGGCGGCCTGCGCGCGGCGATTATCTGGCATTTGCACGGAGTGTTGAGGGCCAAGGCACTGGACTGCCATTGCCCGAGTGTGCACGGCGAACTGGTTAATTTTGTCGATAAGGCCGGTCGGATGGAAGCCGGCGTTGCCCATGACGATGACGTGATGAGTTTGGCGATCGGCGTGTTCAATATCGACAGCGCAACGGTATTTCAGGAACCGCGCGTGGAAGTGAAGCTGCCATGGGACATCGCGCGGCTCGAAGAGGAAGAGTCACGACAAACTCCAGGGATGGCGATGAGATGGTAGCGCTATAGCGCCGGATGGAAGATTTGCGAAGCACCTTAACCGAAAGGGAAACAAGGGTGCGCTCCCGGGTCGTGTCCTAATTTAGATTTGAAAGGGGGCGAGCGTGAAAACGCCTCCTTTCAATCGGAGCGTAATTTGTCATTTGTCGGAAGTCTGGTGGTATGGGGTGCTCATGGAGTGATGACTTCGGGGGTGTTTGCTCCATAACGTCGGACAAGGATGCGCTGCAACTCTTGTTGTTCAATCTCGTCACGAATGGCTTCTTCCGACAGCTCGACTGGCCCATGGTAATCCGCAAGCTCGCCTTCATTGAATGCTTGGTGAATACGACTGGCGAGGAAGCGTTTGATTGCAGGGTCGTGGTCCAGTGGCTTCCGAAAATTATCTATTTGCCTCCCTCTATATTTTCGGTTCGGGTCTGGAAGAAAGAGAATACGCGGAACTGGAACGGATTTTGGCGTGATGTCGAGCAATTCGCCTTCGGGCTGTCGCCAGATGCAGTGAAACTCAGCCTCGATAAGCACGCGCGGCCATTCCCAAATCGTCCAGCCAGTGACTTGATCGCCGCCATAGGAAGCGATGTGCTTCGGAAGAATCCGAAAGCATTCGTCGGCTGGTGCGCGGCGAAGTGGTCGAACTGGCACGTAAAGTGGTTCGGGATTTTTAACGATGCTGCGACAGAACGAAATAACATACGGCTTAACGAGCTTAGGAGGTCTCATGAGTTCGTCCAAATATCCGGCCGGAACTATTCTGTGTGTTCGGACTGAAGTTACAGAGGCTTCCAATCTAAATCTAAATCGACCGGTTGGGTGCAAATATATCGATGGTCGGCAGCGTCAACCCTCTGAAGGCAGTTCGTGTGAAACTGATAATCGATCTGATGAACTCCTTCTTTGTAAGGAAGATCGTCAGGAAAGGTCCAGCTGAACAACATGATTCGCGTCCCTTCATCGTTGGTAAACCCTTCTCCGATTATGTGGAAATGGCGGGATTTCCACTTCACCCCTACTAGAGTCTTAAAGTTTGCTTCGCTTCCCGCGCTGCCGATATTGCCTCCTGTATTCTGGTCCGTGGTGATTTTACTCCAAGTTTAACCACCGCTTTCGTCGCGGCAGTAGTTTCGGATTTTTCCGCATCGCTCAGTTCCGTTCTGGTAGCTGGTTTAACCGCTCGAGGAGAAACTTTCGCACGAGTTGTATCTCCTTCTCCAGATCGTCGAACTCCGACAACCGTTCCAGTACGTCCACCCGCTCCCTTTGCTCCTGCTTGCTCAGGCGGACCACGGGCAGTTGGTTCGGCGGGAACATTGGCTTTAGCTGTGGTTTCACTAAGCTGCTGGTTCGCTTCGGGGGATCTGATTCAGCAACGCCTCCGCTTCATGCAGCATCCCTAGCTGCACATAACCAACGCCCTCAGCGATCAGCCAATCAATATTCACAATATGCTGTATCGTGCGGGTTCGATTTCGGCACCCGGTTTTTTCAAAAAGGAGCGCTTTTCCTACACGTATGCGGATTGTTCAAAAGCGTTACGGGCACATCGTGCACGTGACCGAATCCGCCCGTGGCCACTCGGGACGCGCAGGCGCTCTCCGAAGCAAAAGAACCGTGAAAATGACACGCCGGGCTTAGCGTTGGCTCGGGAATAATGCGGTGACTTGAACGTTCAGTGCGCGAGCCAAGAGAAGCAGTTCGGAGTCAGTGACTAGGCGAACGCCTGATTCAATTCGAGCCACGATGTCGCGTCCGATCATCTGGCACAACTCTTCTGATGCTCATCGTATTAACTTTTTTTTGAGTGCGGTCGAATCCGCAGATATCATGATGCCGCCTAACGGCCCAAGCTCAGGGACCCGGCCTGATTCGTGTGTGACTCTTTCAAGTTCGAGAAACGCTGTCAGTTTTTCGTCGGCGCTGACGATGAACCTCTGTCCGTTGTCGCAGTGTGCGTCAGCAACAAAGATTGTTCGTCCGTGAGAATCCACGGCTGAGGCACAGCCCCAACTCCAACCGGCTTTGCTGAGATTGTCGGCGATGATTTCCCGGTACTTCATCGCGCGATTACGCGGGTATTTGAATGTCGTCACCTGCCACTCCGATGGCAATGGAAATAGTTTGCTCCCTTGTGGGGATGTTATCCCCGTAAATAGCTAGCACCAACCTGTAGTTCCCCCCGGCTGGAAGTTCATTGTTTCCAATGTAGGCTAGGAGTTGGAGCGGCGAGCCTTGACCCGGAATTCGAGTACCAATATCGAAAATCAAGTGTTCCTGCGGACTAAGCCTTACCGGTTCACGAATTCCTCCTTGCCACTGCAAAAAGCCATTTTCGATCCGGCTTGGCTGCTTTTGAACTCTGAGTAATTTCAATCGGCATCGTTTTATTGCACGATCACCTCGCTCTATTGGCGACTTCCGCCGTTGCGTCCGCATTCGCTAGGTCCGCTGCTGCCCCAGAAGTAATTTTCGTGTCGCCTTGCGAGTGTCAGGGCTTTCATGGCAAAAATCGGTGGATTACCAAGACCGATTTGTCGCCCGTGCCTTTGATTGCGACAGGCGCTTCAGGTCTTCAAATAAATCTCTGCGCCTTTTTCGACAAACTCTGCCGACTTTTCCATTAGTCCTTCTTCGAGCCCTTCGTTTTCACTGATGCCTTGTTCCGCTGTGTATTTACGTACGTCTTCCGTGATTCGCATGGAACAGAAGTGCGGGCCGCACATTGAACAGAAGTGCGCGGTCTTGTGTTCGGCGCGGGTCGGGCGTATGCTGTCGGTCGGGCCGGAAGTCCATAATGGAAATGTCCGTTTATATCAGAGCGGGCTACAAGCGAACAGGGGAAATTCATGCGCATCGGGTTAGCTGCAGAAGGAGAACATAAATGAAGAAACAAGGAAAGAAGAACGACGCATCAATGGATCGAATGATTACACGTCTTGCAGAGGTCGTATCCCATCCAGAATTTTCAAAAATGCTCCAGGAAATCGAAGCCAAACCAGGAGAAGAGCGTATGAAGTTTGCGAAAATAATAGCAACACCCAAAGAGCTTGCCCGACGAGGAATTCCGATGCCTGAAGGCTTCAGAATTACGACTCGGATCTTTGAGGCGCCTGGAGCCTCTGTCGTGCGGGCTGTGAAGATAGATGAGGATATCTTAGGCGCCGACGGAAAGACTGCTTATGCCACCACAATTTGTGCGTCCCTGGGATTCATTCTTTGCGTGTCCGTCGGCCATACTGTTCAAGAACCTCCCGAGGAGCATGCAATCGCTTAAGGCCCAGACTAGTAGTCAATGGCGCTCGATATAAATGCAGACGAACTTAAGAAGGAAATTGTTGAGACTCTATCTGAGATAAGAAGCTTCGTGCAAACGGATCGATTTCAATCGTTGCTAAACGAATTGCGAAGTATACATAGACAATCTCTGCGTCGCGAATTTGTCCGTGACGTGGTGATCGACGAGGAGGAATTAGCAAACAGAGGAATTCTCGTTCCAGAAGGGCTGATTATTCAAAGATCAGCATTTCGGGACGGGCGCCCGACTCTATTTTGTGTCACTAAACTCTTGAAGAATGAGAAGTGGAAAGTAACTATTACGTACGACGACGATGTAAACGAAAGGCCTTTGACCTGAGGCTTTCGCGTCAAATCATTGTTTCGCCCCTCTGTAGAATGGGCACGTAGAGTTCGTGAACTTCGCAATGAAGA